CGCATCGTTAAAAATGTATGCGTCAGCCGCAGAAGGATTTGCTAGGTTGTCAAGTTGCTCAACATCTGGGATAAGTAGGCGAACCTGCCCAATAGCTGTTGCGTAGTTTGGGGGAGTAATATCTGGCATGTTTCTATTATACCTTATCTATATTAGTTTTATTTGATATTTCATTCATGCAAACTCCACAAACTACAATATCTGGGGCATTTTCAAAATACACTCCAATATTTGCGTTTAAACATTCTTGAGTTTCACAAGTTAAAATAGTTATCATTAGTTTCCCATTCCTGCAAGAATTTGAATTGCTTGCCAGTGATATAAATAAGTTGTTCCAGTAGCATCTGAAACGTTTCTTATAATTAATGTAAATCCTGAAGTACTTACCCCCGATACAGCTGCAATATATCTAGGTGAATTTGTTGCAGCAACAACAGCTGGAGATACAGAAAATCTTCCAGCTGGAAAAGTTATGCCTATAGTAACTTGAGTATTTACAGTTAAAGCCGAGCTGCCCATTTCGCTTGTTGTGCGGTTAGCTGCCATCACAAATGGAACAGGCTGAGTCCAAGTTGGAAGAGTTGCGCCACCCTGAGAAGTTAGGACTTGCCCAGCCGTTCCTGCATCTCCGCCTAATTGGATGGTAGTTGCAGAGCCAGTGATGTTTATTCCACCGCTAAAGCTTTTTCTGCCAGCAAATTCTTGAGCAGCAGTAGTGACAACGCCAGATCCAGTACCTGAAGCATTGTTTACAGCAACAGTTTGAGTCCCAGAGTTATAGGTTACAGGTGAAGTTGCAGATACAACTCCAGTCGCACCCGTTACACCCTGTATTCCTTGAGGTCCTTGTGGCCCTGTAGGTCCAGTCGCGCCAGTTGATCCAGCCGGTCCTTGTGAACCAGTAGGCCCGGTAGGGCCCGTTGCACCTGTAGCACCTGTTGGGATAGTGAAGTTAAATGTAGCAGCAGATGAAGTACCTGAGTTGGTTACAGACGCACTTGTTCCAGCGGCACCAGTTGTTGTTGTCCCAACTGTAATAGTTGCAGCAGTTCCGTTAGTACCGTTTGTTCCATTAGTACCAGCAGCACCTGTCGCACCAGTAGATCCAGTATCGCCCTTCACACCCTGAATTCCTTGCGGTCCTTGAGGGCCAGTCGCCCCAGTTGCTCCAGTAGGACCAGTAGGACCTGTAGGACCACTTTGAGGTGAAACGAATTCATAAAGACCAGAAGTTGCGTTCCAAGAAAGCACATAGCCATCCTGCTTACCAGTCATAGTCACATCATGGATTTCGTTTAATTCAAAACCATTCTGTGGCTTAACAAAAATCTCACCATTGTTAGCATTTACTCTGGTAACCACACCAATAGAAACAAGGTGGGCTGGGGCTACTGGCTTATTAGTCAAACCATAAATGAGATTACCAGATGTTCCAAGCCACACAGGGTCGCCAACTGTTGCTGTAGAGGTATCTAAACCTGAAAGTAATCCTTCGGTAATAACCTTTACTTTAGCATTAGTTGAGCCAGCAGTTTCAAGAAGACCTAAAGTCTTTGAAGAAGTAGCTTCAGAAGCGTTAGAAGCCTTAGAAACAACTATGTTCGTGCCATCCGCAGAAGACACATAAACTGCTTGACCCTTAGCAATAGCTTCACCAAGCTTGACTTCATGCTTTAGTTGTGAAGTCCAGTTAGCGTAGTTATCAGCCCAAATAGTATCGTAATTAGTTGCACTATCTTTTACGAGAATCTGACCTGCATCACCGCCAGCAGGAATACCGATACCAGCAGGGCCAGTTGCTCCGGTGGCACCAGTAGCACCTTCAAGTGAAGCAAGCCACTCAGCCTCGGTACCAGTAAAACCTTCAATCTGTGCAACCTGATAAGCGGAGAAACCATTAGCACCCTGTGAACCTGTAGCTCCAGTAGCACCAGTATTTCCTGTATCACCTTTAACACCCTGAATACCCTGAGGTCCAGTGTCACCAGTATCACCCTTGATACCTTGAATACCCTGTAAACCTGTATCTCCCTTTTCCCCCTGAATACCTTGAATACCCTGAATGCCCTGAGCACCAGTATCTCCAGTGTCACCTTTGGCTCCAGTTGCACCAGTTAAACCAGTGTCACCCTTCGCTCCAGTAAGACCTGTATCACCCTTAACGCCTTGGATACCCTGTGGGCCTTGATCGCCTGTATCACCTTTAACTCCTTGGATACCCTGCTCACCCTGAATACCTTGAAGTCCTTGATCGCCCTGCGGGCCTTGAGCTCCTTGCGGGCCTGTAGGGCCAGCTGGACCCTGTGGGCCGGGAGTTCCCTCACCAGTACCAGAGTCGCCCCCACCACCGCCAATAGGTCGCTTGTCAAGTTTTTTAATTTCGTTCTCAACCTTGTCAGTCCAATCTTGGGACTGAGGAGGGAGATTAGTATCAGGAAAATAGATTGCCATAGTTATACTATTATAGCACTAAAGTCAGAAACCCCCCGGAGCTATGGCTCGACGAGGGGTTTCCGTATATGCACAGAAAGGAGGGTACTGTGCTATCTAATTATACTCTATAAAAGAAAACCCCCACCGAAGTGAGGGTTTCCGATTTTGAAACTTGTAGCTATTAGCTACCTGCTCCAGTAGAAGCAATTGTACCTGCTGGAACGAAGAATCCACCGGTCGCGATGTGGCGGATTCTCATCTGCCAGTCGTCGTTGTCGAATGAACCGTAGTTCTCAGGAAGTGCTCCGCCACCAAGTGACTGACCAGCAGCTGACTTAACACGAAGCTCTGGAGTCTCGAATCCACGAAGGAATCCAAGTACAACGCTTGGGTTAAGAGTTGCTGATGGAACTGGAATTAGGAACCAGTAGGCACCTGCACCAGAGTTAATCTTTGTGATCCAGTCGTTAACAACGATCTCAACCTGTGAACCGATTGGGTTTCCAGTGATGGTCTTTGTAACAATTGAACCAACAGTTGCTGAAGTCTCAACAGTCTGAACTGCAAGGATCTTTCTAGCAGTAAGCTCAAGTGCACGTGGGATAACCAATGCAAATCTGCTTACAGGCTGGATTAGCTTGCCGTTGTACTGCTGAAGGTTAGCTGCCTCGATAGCCTTTTCTAGGTTCTCTAGAGTTAGGGCACCGTTACCAGATAGTAGGTTGTTGTTTCCAGACTTGAAGTTAGCAGTGTTTAGACCACCTGAAGCAACAAGTTGCTTAGTAACTTCTTCGTCTTCCTTACCAGCAGCCTTTAGGCCAAGCTCGATAGGTAGACGCTCTAGCAATGAGATGTTTCCGTCGTTTACGACAGCTTCCCATGAGAAACGTACTCTCTGACCAGCCTTTTTCACTGCGAAGTCGCTCTCAGTAACTGAGAACCAACCAGCAGTTGGGTACTCGTCGTACTCGCCAACAGTAGGCAATGATCCAGTACGGAACTTGTCGCCTTGGTTGTCTAGACCTTCGTCTTCGTAACGTAGGTTCATGTATTGCTGCTTACGGAAGTCGTCAACAACTAGACGAGTTGCAAAGCGGTCCCACACCTTAGGGGTGTCTTGGTAGTTCTGCAATAGAATCTTGTTGATAACTGGAGCTAGCTGAATAGGTAGGTCGCTTGTAGAGATACCTTCCTGAAGCTTTAGCTTGTCGCGGCGGTCTCCACGAAGTGCACCTTCGAGAAGCTTAGCTGCTTCGATCTGACGTGTAGTGATGTTTTCAGTCATGATTTTTCCTTACCTTACGCTACTGATGGGTGCAAGCGAACGTAAACAGGACCAGCGACTGTGGTTGTTTTTGCCTTGATTGCGTGGCCAATAGCCTTGTTTGAAGTTGAGACAGTGGTAACTACGCCACCTGAGGTTACGTACATTGCTGCACCAACTGTTACTGCAACTAGAGTGGACAATTCGAACACACCGTTTAGCTTTAGAGTGGCGTAGTAGTTGCCATCTTCACCTAGAACTGCGTCGTTTTCTGCAACACCAACAATCTGACCTACCTGAACCAAGTTACCAGACTTAACAGTGCTTGCTACAGGAAAGACGAGCGAGTTAGCGTCGTTGTAAATTTCATTAAGAGCCATTTACTTTTTCTTTCTACTTGTTGCCTGAGATGCGGCTCACAACAGCTGCGAACTCATCTACTAGGCTTGACTTGGTTGCCTCTTGGATAACACCTGTGGTGTCAGCCTCTGGGGCGGTGGTGACAGACTCGCTGATCTGAGCGACATAAGCCTTCTCATCTGCGATAAGTTCGTCAACTGATAGATCAGTATCAGCCTTCATTGCTTCAGCAATACGCTTAAGAGCAATCTTTGGCAAACCTGATTCGTTAAACTTCGTTGCAACCTCTACTGGGTCGATAGCTTCTAAAGCATCTTCAGCTTCAACCTGTACAGGCTTAGCTGCTTCTGCTAGAACAGAAACTGACTCGACGACAGGCATGATCGCCTCAACGAAGGTTGCTTTGATGTCAGCAATAGCTGCGTCAAATTCTTCCTTAGTAATAGACATTACATTTCCTTCCGATACGGACTCCGATACCGGATTGGCATCAGGATCTTTTCTACTGTAACTTTCAAGGAGGTTCAAAAACTTTCCTCCAGCTCCGGCTACTGTTACAACATCTACGCTCGTTAGTGGATCTGCCACTAGAGATTCGATGATTGGGCCTTGACGACCCTCAGCCTCACCAACATTAGCATTACCTAATGCGTGGATTGACAAACCTACATCACCAGCCATTTCCCGAATAATTGGGGCATAGTGTGAGTAAAATTCAATATCTGCAACAAGTCCATTTTCAGTGAAAATAGCATCAGAAGTTAGTTTTCCAGCAAGCTGGTGAACATCACGTTCTGGCCTTTCAGAAGACTCTGTTATAGATGGGTGGTTCATAAAAACTTTAGTTCCCTTAGTAAAAACTTTTGGGCCGTATTCGGCTAGCATTTCTGGGCCATAATAGCCAGAAGAACCCCAACCTGATTCAATAACCTTAACACGCCACTTGCTACCAGAGGAAACAGATGCACTCAGTGCAATGCTTTCATTTAATGCTATAGACATAAAATCTCCAATAATGATTTGTTATTTATTAGTATACCATAACTCAATTAAGCAATTGGGTTATCATCTGATGATCTAAGATCATTTGCATTATCTTGCATAGAACCTACAGCACCAGAGTTACCTTGCGATGGAACTGCTGAACTAGAAGACTGCGTATCCATAGAAGAAGGCACACTGTCGTGTAGCTTAGCAATGTCAAGAACTTCAATAACTGCATTACGGAACTCATCGTCCCAAATAGCGCCCTGCTCTTTTGCTAGAGCTAAAGCTTGCATCATTCTTTGACTAGGCTCGGTTTCAATCTTAGGCCAGTTAATTTCAAGCACATCTGTGCGTGCACCCATAAACTTCATGATACGGAAATAGAACTGAGTCCAAACAGCCTGTCTGGCCTCCATTGCTTTAATGGTTGGCACATCAAGAGTCTGTGCAGTTCCGTAAGCACCAGAAGAACCCGGGTCAGAAAGAAGCGCAACAACAGAAACCTCAAGTGCAGAAGCAACCATAGAACCTAAAGCCCTACCATTACTCAAATCAACACTGTTAGCTCTAGGCATAGAGCTTAGTTCCATATCGCTTCCCGTAACCGCTGTAGAAGCTACACGGCTAGAAGTAGCAATAGTTGCAGCAGCGACTGTGCCACCACTCTTAGTCTTGCTCTTTAACTGCCAAGCAAACATACTCAAAGCCTTTAACATCTTAGAGCCATCCTTAAGATACTCGTTATATGCGTAAGCCCAAGGCACAGCTGAGAAAGCATCAGGGATACCCCAAACGTTTCCAGCCCTGCGGTTAACTCTAGAAGCAAACATTTTATACTTCACGTCAACAGGCTGATTCTGAATGCTAGAAGCATAACGCCCACCAGCAGGCTCATAAGTGTCGGTAGGATACCAAACGTTCATAAGCTTACTTGAAACAGTGGTGCTAGATAGATCTTGCACGTTTCTGTTCCAAGTACGCCTGTAGTAGCGAATCTGTTCTGGATCATCAGGGTCTGTAACAACAGCTGTGATTTCGGCAAAAGGGATACGCTGG